GACGATGAAGTGTTAGCAACAATTGATAGTCCAGAGGACATCTTGCATGAGTTTTAACATAGGAGGATAACTATGCCGGAAGAAGAAAACAAGACAGTACCCATCGATACATCAGGTCCTGATGCAGAGGTGGATATTGAAGAAGTAAAAGATGAGGCGGTTGTAGAAACCGAATCATCTAAAGAAGAAACAACAGAACAAGAACCAGTAAATCAAGAAACAAAAGAAGACGATAGTAAACTAGAAGAATACAGTAAAGGCGTTCAAGCTCGTATTGCGAAACTAACTCGTAAAATGAGAGAGGCGGAGAGAAGAGAACAAGCTGCTCTTCAATACGCTAAAGGTGTAGAGGAATCTAGAAAAGCATTAGAGTCAAAATTTAAAAAAACAGACTCTGATTATATTAAAAAATTTGAGACAACTATTTCATCTGGCATGGAGTCTGCGCAAAAAGAATTAGCTGCAGCTATTCAATCAGGTGATGCAGGTGCTCAAGTTGAGGCTAACAAAAGAATTGCACAACTCGCTTTTGAGAATGCAAAATTAGAGCAAGCCAAAGAAGGTAGAGAACCAATACAAGAGGAAAGACCGGTTCAAAACTTATCTCAAGGTGGGAATGTAAATATTCCTCAAAGAGATGACCCAATAAATCCAGATCCTAAAGCAGAAGCATGGGCAGCAAAAAATACATGGTTCGGTACAGATAGAGCAATGACGTATACTGCTTTTGAAATACACAAAGATCTTACTGAAAAAGAAGGGTTTGATCCTAGCTCTGACGAATATTATGCTGAAGTTGACAAACGAATCAGAGTTGACTTCCCACATAAATTTGATAAAACTGAGACTAAGCAAACGGCCGCTCCCGTTCAGACGGTTGCTTCAGCAAATAGAAGCGTAAAGCCTGGTCGCAAAACTGTGAAACTCACTTCATCACAGGTCGCAATAGCGAAAAAATTAGGAGTGCCACTCGAAGAGTACGCAAAACAATTAAAAAACACGGAAGGAGCGTAACATGGAAAAACAAAACAAAACTTCTCGTGCCAACCAAACACGGTCAAAATCTGAAAGGCCAAAAGTGTGGGTTGCACCATCTTCTCTAGATGCACCCCCTGCACCTGATGGATTTAGGTACAGATGGATAAGAGCTGAGAGTGTAGGCTTTCAAGATACTAAAAACATATCTGGACGATTAAGAGAAGGATATGAACTAGTTAGAGCTGAAGAAGTAGAAAACTCATCAGATTATCCTGTACTTGATGAAGGAAAATACAAGGGAGTGATTGGGGTTGGTGGCCTTCTTCTTGCGAAGGTACCGATCGAGATCGCGAAGCAAAGACAGGAGTACATGACTAAACGTCATGACGAACGTAATGAAGCCGTAGAAAACGATCTTATGAAGGAGCAGGATAGTAGGATGCCTATCAATGTTGAAAGGCAATCTCGTGTAACCTTCGGTGGTACGAAAAAGTAATTTTAAATATCATCGATACAATTAATAACTAAGGAGAAACAACTATGGCTAATAGAAGCACAACTGGTTTCGGACTTAAAGCGGCTATGAGATTAGGCAATACAGCTTCAATCCAAGGTCAATCTAAGTACGCGATTAAAACAGCTCTAGGTGTAGGAATCTTCAAAGGTAATCCAGCGTCAATTCAAACAGCAGGCGACACTGGTTTTATCCAAGATTCGGGCTTCTCAACTACTGACGACGGTAAAGACGGCGGTATCGATTTTAACACTGGAAACGATTCATTGTTAGTCGGTGTACACAATGGTGTATTCTTTATAGATAACACTACAAAGAAACCAACGTTTGCTAATTCAGTAGCTGCGAGCACTGCATTTGGAACAAATCCAAATACTGGTAGCACAAACGGAATAGCTTTCGTAAACGACGATCCACATCAAGAGTATATCGTAAAAACGGACGCTGCTTGCGGACAAGCACTTTTCGGACTAGTCGGTAATATGAACGACTTTGATGGTACTGGTAAAGACGGCGCATCAAATACAACATTTGATACAGGCACACAAGCTGAAACAGGGATGTTCAGAATCGTGAGATCTGCAGAAGATCCAGATAATGAAGATCTAACAGCAGCTGGTGCAAATATTGTTGTTGTAATGAACGCAGCCGCTAACTTGTACACGTAATAGCTAGAATAGGAGAATAAAACATGGCAATATCACGATCACAGCTAGTTAAAGAACTAGAGCCAGGTCTGAATGCACTATTCGGCTTGGAATACAAAAGGTATGAAAATCAGCATGCTGA